ACAAGACAGGAAGGCTTGTGTTCAATCTCAATGATGAGCTAAAGGATGACATCTATATTCTATGCTGGGCAATGGAGGAGGCAGCAGAAGTTATCCTACAAGGCTACATCAGAAAGCAGAGCATGGCTAATGTCATGGTTCAGCAGAACCTTGGCTATGGCCTCCGCAATGTCATTGAGCAGAAGCATCTAAAGCCTATCTCCCTACTTTTAGCTTATAGGGAGAATAAATAGAAGAAAAATAGTTTTGCAGTTATTTCAGTCCTGCTCTGCCTCTATCCTGCGCCTGCTCATATTGCTCCTTGGCAACAGGCCAAAGCTGATGCCTGCAATTATAGCCACCTCGGTAAATAAAGATTGTGCTGCTGTTAGTTCCAGCCATGCGTCCATTCCAGCCCTTTAGATTAGCCCAGGCTTTCACTTCATCGGTGGTAAAGTATCTGCCTGCCCTTGAAACGCAGAATGGTCTGGAGTCAGCTATAAGTGTGCCAGCATATAGATAATACTCTACATCAAGATCAGCAGCAATAGTCTGGATGTAGTCAGCATTGAATGTCATCACAGCATCATTGGTAGTCTGCTTGATGTATCGGTTAAGAAATGGTGCTTCCTCTGGACTGCCCTCAATGAACTTACGCAGTGTCTTGTTAAGCTGTGATCGTGAGCCTATGCCAGCTATGTTATCCTTTAGCACTTCCTGAATGGCTGTGCCGAAGTTCTCCCTAATGCCAGCACCTAATAGTGCATCCTTAGTTGTGGCAATATTAGTCTCTAAAATAGCCTTGTAAAGTGCCTTCTTATCGTTGAAGTCACCGATTGCCAGAGTGATGTATTCATTGCTGAGTTCTGATAGCATCTCAAAACCTTTAATAACCTCCGCAACCTGAAGCTGGTAAGGAGCGTTAGTAACAATAGTGTCAGCAATGTCTTTCTTGAGTTTGATTAATTCCTTTAGTGATTTGGCTCTATCCTTTGGGTCAAGTGATAAGTTAGAGGCAAGGTCAATGACCTGGTCAGATAGCTTACTAAATACCCTCGGCAATGCCTCATCCATCCGGCTTTCTATTGCCAGCTGGAGTTCCTGAATTTGCTTTATGAGTTGTTCAGGAGTTTTAGCCATATCATAGACCTTCAGGCATTATTGGCACTACTCCTGCCCTTATCTCTGCCTGCTTCTCTGCTGCAAGTGTATAGAGTTCTGCTCTCTGCACATTGAATGGTTTATCATACCATGTGGCATCCTCCTCTACTTTTTGAGTGATAAATGCTGCAAGGTTAGCACTTAGGATGTAATCCAACTGAGTGCAACCATTACTTGCCAGTAGCACAGTCTTCTCATCTGTGGACTTAAATGGAAGTGGATCAAGGCTGCTCAGGAGTTTTAGGTAGGTCTTCTGAATGCTGTTCTCTCCGTATAACTTCTCCACATAGTCCATCTCAATGCCTGAAGTGATAAGAGGATTGAACTTGCTGTCCACTGCCTTCTTTAGTTGCTCTGCTACCATGTCGGCAGTCATTACATCATAGTCAGTAGGCACAGTGATTTGAGGCAATGCAGCCTGTATCTTGTCGCTATCCATCAAGGATGATGCAAAAAGTGCATTATACCTCTGGAGCATGATGTAGAAGCAAACCTTCCTATAAATCTGAGCCAGATGAACGGTCACAGAGAAACAAAAGGTGTTTAGCTCCTTCCTATCGTACTCTTTAGCAATACCAGACTGAGCTGCCGGAATCTGGCCGAGCAATTCCAGACCAATAGCCTTGAAGCCCTGAAACTCCTTCTGCATGATGTCCTCCTGGAACAGCTTTACTGTGTCTACTGGCCTTTCTATGTAGCCAGCCGGAGGCACTGGAGGCACAAGCGGAGTAGGATTGACAGCACTAACCCGGTCAATGTTGATCTCCATCAGGCCAAATGGTGAGCTGCTTGCCCTTCCAGAGCCGGAGCAGTCATTACAGCTGACCTTCTCCTCCTTTCTGTTTGTCCTGATGCCTGTTCCATTGCAGGTCTTGCATGGAGACATTTTCAATGCCCACTTCTGTGGCAGGGCATGCATTGCCCATAATATGTTAAGGTCATCAGTTCTGAACAGAACCTCATTCCATGCCGGAAGGCAAGGAGCAAGCACTGAATCATAAACTAACTTACCATCTTCTTCTTCGTAAATAATGTTGCCTACTTTACAGGCAGGCAGATAGCCAAACTGATAAGGCAGAATGAATACCTGGAATGGCTGGTCATAGGTGTACTCATTGACCTGCCGGAAGAGCATTAAGCCTTCAGTGGTGATGCAGAAGAACTGATCCCACTTCTTACGGTTCATGTCCACATATTCCTCTGCCTTGGTAATCACAAAGTCCTCATCCTCCCAGATTAGGTCTTCTGACTCAATAATCTGTGGGTAAGGTCTTGACCAATCCAGAGTAGTTGTGCCTGCTGGATCTTCAATGAAATCCTCATAGTCTGGAAGTGTCAGAACAACCGCATTGCTGTCCATCAGGTAGGTCTTGAGAAACACATTGAATAGCCATGTCTCAAGGCTGCCAGTCTTTGGCAGTTCATCCTCCACATAGTACTTAAGCGTATTGTTCTGCAAGCCAATGCGCTCTGCTATGCCTGTCTTTTGGAAGTCAGACTGAAAGGTTATCTTAAAGTCATCAGCCTGCTGAATCTTTTGCAGGAAGGTGTAAACTCTCCCTGTGGCAGTGGTAGTCGGTGCTTGCCATCTGCGCTTCCTGTACTCCTTCATCCAAGGTTCTTCGCTCGGATGTTGAGCATTGAGGAGTTTTTCGGGATACTCGTTCTCGAAGTGATACTCCAATTCTTCGGCTTTTTCACGAGCATACTTGATATAGTCGTGCCTGCCTTCCCGGATTTCCCGATCGAGCAACTTAGATAGGAGCATCCCGATTAACTCTTCCATGTTTACTTAATTATTCAGCGCAATTAACAATCAAAGTAATTGTCTCCTGACCGAACACACATCCATATTCATTGGTAACAGTAACCGTGAAGATGTAAGTACCATCTGGAACAGGAGACCAAGTTATTACACCAGTTTCCGCATTAATCTCAAGTGCAATATCGGTGATGTCATCACGTCCTTCTGATTGCTCAATTGACCATACTTGCTCAGGCGCACCAGAGATTGGACCAATGTTCAGCACACTTGAAAAAGTAACAGTCTGTGGGTCGCTGCATCCACTTGTGATAGTGTTGCCAACATAGGTGCTGCCTGAACCTCCGGTAAAGCTGATGATGTAGTACAGACCTTCCAGGAATGTATCAGTGTCAAACTCATAAGGCAGAGGATTGACCTTGCTCACCCAGTTTACAGACACTTCAGCCATCTGATAAGTGTTCAGGTCAGCAGTGATGATAGGATCACCGATAACTGTCACATAATAGCCAGAGGCATCCCAGATGCGACCAGGAGTGAAGTAATAGAAGTCGAAGTTCTGAGCAGTAGCAAGGATGTCATTGTAGAACTGAACATTGTTCTGTACAACTCCCTGCATATCCTGATAAGTCAGAGTGTGAGTCTTAGCCAGAGCCTTGGTGTTCTGCATACCACGACCAGCAACAGTAGCTGTCTCAGGCTTTGGCTTTTCACCGGAGGTATTGAAGACCAGATATGCCTCACCATTTAGGTAGCGGTCATAAAGAGCAGCAATCCAGCTGTCAGCTGTGGATTTCTCCTGAGTAGTTAAGGCAGATGACTTACGAACATAAGCCACCGCCACGATCTTATTTTGAAATTCTGGATCGCACAGAAAGTTTTGATAGCACCCTACATCGGGGCATGTTAATGAGAAAATTGACATTGTTGTATTAGCAAGTTAAGCAACTTGAGTTCCTTGGCTGAAAGCCTTGAATGAGTGCCTGAAACTTCATTTGTGATAAAGTCTCAAAAGAGCTTTGTGTAGTGAAGTCCTGAGTGGTGGCTACCTCAATATCCCCTTTCACAAAGATTGACTTCCCTTCCCAGATTAGGTATGGATGCCGGGTGGCATCGGTCATCGCAAGCTGTGTCTCCAGGTCAAAGAAATCTGTATGCAAATCTAATGATAAATCCTGCTTGTTCTGAGGTCTTCTGTGGACACCATTGCTCTGCCTGTATAAGCTCTCCTCAATCACAGGCTTCTCTCCTCCACCATTCAATCCAATGCGTACACGCTGCTTCCAGTTGTCAAAGTACTCAAAGCCTTGTGCAACCTGGTTGCTATCTGCCCAAAACTCTAAGATTGTAGAGAAACAATCAGAGGCATCAATGTTAATGATGTTGCTGAGTGAGTATAGATAGTAGGAAGTTCCGCAGACACATTCTTGAGTAGGTGAATTAAAAATTGGAAATTGAAAGCCTCCAGATTCACTTACAATTGAATTGTATAAGGCATAGGAAAATCCACAATTAACCATTGCCGTATAGTTAAAAGTCATTGTCTCTTCCGGATCAGTGGTTACAGTTACCACTAAATTCTGGATATTAGTATTTATAGCTGTGGCTAATGTCTCCGCAGTATATGGAGCATCTGTTAATTCAAAAAAATCAAAGGTGAAGTTGTCAGGAGAGAATCCAAGATATGGATTATCACCTACGGCTGCTGAATTTACTATTTCTAAATAATCGACTAAATCCTCGCCTGATATTTCATATTGAAACATCAATTGACATGTTGTAGCTGGGTCTGAATATAACCCCATACGATAGCATCCCTTTTTACTTGGAATAGTTACTGATGCTTGGTGCTGGTTAATAGTAACGACAGTACATTCACACTCATAAGGATCATCACTGAACAATAAGACATTTGACTCTTCACCAGTATAGTGCTTAAAGGTGTAAGTATCTCCGCATGGCAAGTCATTTATCTGCCAGCTAAATGTGACACCAGACTCATCCTGAATTGTTGAAATGCCTATTGAATTACATTTTGCAATTATAGTTGTAATATTTACTGGGAATTGGTCATCATTAAATGACTCTGTTCCGGTCAATGTATAAACTATTTCATTGCTTGAATTGTATATATAAAAATTAAGATATATAAGATAAATAAATACTATAGGAGTTGCATTATCATTAATAGCTTCTACATACGCATCTATGTCCTCTGTTGCAATTGTATAGCTAAAATTGTAAGAGCATACATGTTCGGTGCAGGTTATATCTGGCAGTTTTGTTGCCTCACCTATTTTCTGAATTAACTCTCCAGACTCACTGAACAAGCCTACATTAACTGAGTCAATGCCCTCCAGATTAGCATCTACTACATTGAATTGCCATTGATCACCAGGCAAAGCAGGCATGGCATAAAACTCAGTAGAAGTATAGCAGTTGGATATGAACTCTACTAAATCAAAATCATAGGTTTCATAAATGTATAACCATCGGCCTGCCTGAGTTGGCTGGTATGGCAATGGAGTTGATTCAGTATAGAATGAAAAAAAGTCGAATAGTGAAAGATAATAATCAGCCACAAATCGCTGCCATAGCCAATCTGTTCCATCTCTCCTTCCTACAAGTGTAAATTTTCTTCGGCTAGCATCAATAAAATCAATCTGAACCCTTTCGTATGTCGTATAGGATGGATTATTGATATTACCTAACCAATTATCTGGAAGCTGAAAGGAATTGTAGGTAGCTAAAATTGAGTTTGTATAATCATCATCAATTAAGGAGGCTTGAATGATTCGCTCCATGATGCTGACAATGTACTTATCATCTGCATTCAGTTCTGGCAACTGGAATGTCCTTTGATTTAGTCTTGGAGCAGTATCGGCTGGAATCCTACTTATTAGGCCATCAACAAGCTGCAAATCCTTTGCCCTGGCAAGTCCTGATGTAGCTACTCCTGTTGTGGAGTCATAGCTATAAGTAATCGGGAACATAGCAGAGCCATTCAGGTTGACAACCTCCATAGCTTCGCTTGCCTTCTGCTCTTCCTGAATTAGTCCAGCATCAAATGTGCCTGAATAGCTCCCTACTGTATAAGCATTCAGTGTAGATGATGAAATAACTTTACCTGCTATGCTTGCAACTCCAGTAATTGTCACCTCCTGGGTAGCATCAGTAGCATAGAGTGAATTGTCTCTGATGCTCAGAGTGAAATTATAGTCAGGAGGTGCAGTAACTAAATCAATCTCCACCGAAAAGTTGCCATAGTATGGAAAGGCATTATATGGATTAACCAAATCCTTAACTAATGATTTGAGCTGAGGTAATGTTGTGACTCCCAAAGTTACCCATGATGGATAGGCAGCAGTTACTGCAACATAAATCTCATTGAGTAAGTCAGAGACTATCTGGTTGTCAGGATAGAATCCTGCGTTCCATCCGGTTTCAAATCGGTAGAAAGGATGTGTATTAGCCATTAGAAAGTATTGAATCTGCCCTCACTATCTGCCCAGGTTATCTTTGCCATGACAA